GCTCCTCCACGCCTAACGGGGTGTGTGGTTGTTTCTGCCTCTCCTCACGTCGGGCAGCGGGGCAGTCGTGGGATAAGGTGGGATATATCGAAAGCGAAATAAAAGTAAAATATATTTACACGATTTAGTTTCAAGGTTCAAAAAACACCCATTTCATCGATAGGCGAAAGGTTTTTTAACTGATTAATTTTAGACAATAAAAAGGCACTCCGAAGAATGCCTAATGATTAGTGACCAAGAGAAACGAGCAAAGCTCCAAATACTCGAAAGACTACATCTAAAACCAAGATTCCAGCTATAACTTTAAGCCAGAACAAAATCAAATCAATTTTTTTCATAATAGATATAATAAATAAAATTACCAACCTAAGAGATAATGACCAGGTGAGGCAGCTTTAATAAACTTTTCAGAGCCAGCACCAAAATTATAATACATCTGGGAACCATTAACACCAATACGAGAAAGTTGCTCAGCTTTGTCAAAGCCAAAGTTCCACCAAAATGCCTTATTCTTATTATTCTTATCAATATTATCGAGACCAAGACCTTGCAAAATAGTCTGATTAAGCTGTGCCTTAGTCTTATTGTCGATTTTAATACCAGAAGTTTCCTCAGCAGTTTTGAGCGCAGAAGAAATGAGATTCTGAATCTGAGCAGCACCAACAGCAGCGTTAGTATTAGCATTCATGCGATTAGTCTTCGCATTATATGCGTTAGTATTAGCGTTCTGCTTTTCGATGTTTACGTGTTTCCAGCCTTGTGCGACATTCTGGTAAGTTGCAAACTCTTGCGCCAGCATATTAGCAAGGTTCTGCTTAAACATAACTTCCTTATACTTTGATGCAATGCCTAAATCAATATTAGACATAGAATTTTGCAGCTGAGCTTGGAATACTTGCTGGTCCAGAAGTTCTTTTTGTTTTTTAGCAGTGTCAACACTGATGTTCATTAACTCTTTGCGCTGTTCAAGAGTAGAATCGAAAAAGCTGTTTTCTTGTTCTGTACGTCTGAACTCTGCGCCAGACTTAGCAGTTTCAGCGTTTGTCTTTTGCACATTAGCCTCATTCTGGCGTCCTCGTGTTTGATTATCGATATCTGTACCAGTCTTCTGACTACCTTTCAAATCTGCATCTGAGATAGATGAAATCATAGAGGAGAAAACACCAGCAGCACGTTCAATAGAATTCTGTAAGGCATCTCCTAAACCTTGAACTGGTTGCACTTGTGCGCCTTGCATAGGTGCAGAATTAGCAGAAGTCAAAGCACTTGACGGCGTTCCATTTTGTAGCTGTCCAACAGCCATATAAGGGTTTATTCCTGCATCCTCATAACGTTGACGTTGAGCAGCAGGAGTAGAATAATCTAACCAGCGATTAAACTGATTTTCATTAAATTGTTGTTGTTCTTGGAATATGCGATAATTTTGCGCATTAGTTTCACGTGCAATCTGTAAGTTTGTCTCATTTGCACGTCTTTGAGCAGCAGCAGATGTAGAACCACCAATAAAGCTACCAAGAACTGAACCAGCTGCACCAATGGCAGCAGCGACTGGAAATGGCATAATAGTAATTTTAATTAATTAACGTAAAAGTCCCTACGATATTGCAGGGACTATAGAAAATTATTCAGCAGGCGAAGATACTGGCTCTACTGGAGCAGGCTCGACTGGGTCAGTAGGCTCTGTATCATCAACATTGCGAAGTTCATCAACGAACTCTTTAAACCTTTCAAGTTCTACTGGGTCGGTTGAATAACGAGAGGGAAGAATATCAAGCAAATCATCATCTGACAAATCTTTAGGAGAATTGTAACCTTTCTGTTTAGCGAGAGAAGATAAAATCAAATCACGTTCAACATTTGGAGTATTAGGTGACATCAATCTGCTGATAGAATTATCACGCCAACCAGTAACTGGATTAATAGGCTGAATTGTATCAGTTAATGAAGAATCAACAATTGATTCACCAGTAACAACACCATTAACATCGAGAGGAATCACACGAGTAATATGAGATTCAGAACGCTGATTCTGATAAAGAATATCAGCACGAGAAAGTAATTTATCCATAAATCAAAAATTAAAGTGAAGGTAAACCAGTGACAGACATAGGTCTAACAGCTTTAACATTAAAGTAACTATTCACAAGGAACTGGTCAGTACTTGAAGAACCACCATACTGAACAGCAAAGATAGTATCCATAATACCAGGGTCAATCATGAAGTTAGATGCAGACAAATCAACCGAAACCTTATTGTTATTCTTTGTGAAGTTAACAAAATCCCAACGTGGAGTTGTCCAAGCAGAAAGAGATTTTCCACTAATAAAATCCCCGAAGATAACATCACGAGCAGTTTTATATTCGTGATAACGTGGAACATAGCCAAGAACTTTATTATTAACTTCACGTGAATTAGCAGCAGAATTAGAACGGAAGAACGCTAAATCAGATGATTTCAGAGGAACATAGCCTAAATCCTGAAACTCTGGCTGAAAGTAGTCTTCACGATTCAACTTTGTGTTGAATGGGTCAACAAATATAGCGTTATAGTCTGGTTGTGGAACGATACTATGAATACACATAATAAGTCCATGCTCTTTAGAGGTAAACTCAATAGAATGAGAATTCAACGAACCTATACCTTTGCCAGTAACTTGACCAACAACCGAATGAGATTCACCAGCTGTACCAGATGCAGTTGCAATAACTTCACCAATAGAAATAGCATTATCAAAACCACCTATAAAGTGAGCCATTGGTTTACGACTTTCTGGAACATCGAAACCGAAGTGAGCAGCAATCTGTGATTGATAATCAAGACCATGCGCACGACGAGTAGCCTCGAGCATCTTATCAAGGGCAAACATAGCACGCAAATCGGTAGGAGAAACAGAACGCAAACCGTCTTGGGAATTAGTTTTTAAAGACGGAATTCCAAGATTAGAACGCTCAATGCCATAACCAGAACCACCAACAAGAGTAGGAAGCTCAAATATACCTTCATTATAGTTAGGAGTAGGAATTGAAGAAGTAATCAAATCCTTGTTCCACTGACGATAACGAAGAGTTAAAGCCTTTTCAACAACATCAACTGGAACTTCCGCAAGATTATCATCTTTAAGCCAATCGATATTAAAGCTTTCAACATCTGGTTTCTCCCATTGCTGATTGCGATAGAAATCGTTATAAATACGCTGGTAAGCAAGCAAACGGAAGATAGCAAACTTCGCACCAGTACCAGAATGACCGTCAAATTTCAGAACAGATGATCGATGACCCTTAGATGTACCAGCAAAGGCATCAGACACAGCAGAAGAACTTTCAGTTGACTGCAAATCAGCAACCTCACCATCTGAATTAACACCATAACCTAAATAGTGCAAAAGTTTAAAAGCACCAAAAGCACGACTATAACCAAGCGCATCAAGAGCAGAATAAGATTTACCAGTAAGCCTATCAATTATTTTATCAAGGTCAAAATAAGGAGCAGACTTTGGAACCCAATCATAATTAGTAGTACCAGAAGATGAACGTCTCGCAGAACTATCTGGGTTAACAACACCTGTAAAGAACGAATCAGAATACATCCATAACGCAGGGTAAGGAACGAAGAAAAAATGATAATATTCCTTGCAACGAGCAAAAGCAGCAGTATTCAAAGGCTGCGTACGGACTAAGTCCTGCACAGAAATACGGAACTTTTCTGACGGGTTCAACTCCCAGCAACCAACTGGCAAAAGCTGACCTACAGAATTAGAGAACACACGACGAGAAGACAAATCAAAGCCGTTACGGCTCAAATTTGGGTGTGGTGTAGGAATTTTAAATGATGACATAACTAAATTGAATTAAAAATGTTAGGGTTTAATTGTTCATTAAGAACACGTGATTTATTATAATCTTTTGAAATCTTACATTGTAAATCTATATTAGTGTAATAAAATGGAGAAGACTTCTGTTTTAAACTGTCAAGACATGCACCGTCTAATCTACCATGATGATACAATGAATCAACAGCAACACCATACGATGATAATGCAGCAGTGATATAAGGAGTAACACCATAACGATATAAAGGAATACGCTCGTAAAATGTCAAATCAAAATCCATAAGATGAGATAACGGCTGGTGCAAATCATCAACATACTTAATTTGATACTGATATTGTAACTTTAAATTAAACAATTCCTTATTACTATAGTATCTATCAACATACATAAGATATAACTCTGGAGTACTTGAAAAATCCTTGCAAAAACGATAACACGCTAAAGCAGCATGAACATCTATAACACTGTCAAAGCGTTCATGAAGTACAGAAGACTCTGGAAGATAACCGTTTAATCTTTCATAGTCGACTGCAAAAGAATAAACTCGTAATTTTTCAAAATAAGATATAAAGCGCCAGCCTTTACACTTTGGGAAGTATCGCATCTCAAGCGAACGGGGAGGTTGAACATGTACGGTAGATTGAGTGGAAGGGTCAGATTCAAGGTGTCCATAAGTTCCATTAATGACATTTTTGAATAATTCCTCTGAATCAGCCTTACTAAATCCGATACATGGCTTTTTACTTTGGAGGTGGAATGTACGGGTAGATTCAAGCTGTAAAACCTCTGGCAAACCAGTATTGCAAGCAACATATTTCGCCACATAGTCGGGGGCTGATGAGTTGACAAGAGAGTAGTCGACAATACCATGCGACCAACTTTTAGATAAGATTTCACCGAATTCTCTTGCGATATACTCGGAATCGAACCAGATGATTGCGTGATAATGCGGGCGTAAACCTTTGGGGCTATACTCGGCACAGACGAAATAACGAATGTTTTTGTTTTCATTGATTTTATTTATTTTAAATGAGTAATCAATACGAGAACGAAATCGTTTAAAGAAAGTAACAACATCATAACGACAGACATACGGAACACCACCTTGAGTGTCATGTGTCATACGATGAGAAATGCCGTTATATTCTTCTGGAAGAACCTTCTCAGAATCACAATCACGATTAGAAAGCATTTGGTAATTATCAATAGCATCATTCCAAACCATCTGGAAACGAGGAAGATTGTCGTTAGAGTAGGTGAGAGTTACAAACATACTATAACGGTGAAATGTACATTCTTTTGATACTCGCTCTTGCCACTTATAAGCGTAACGATTACGACATGCAGGACACTTTCTACACTCTACATACATTACTTCATCTGTATAAGGGTTTATAATACGATTTGGTTTGAAACAGCCTTGAATATTACCTAATGCCATGAGAGATTAACGAATAGAATCAACAACTAAACTACGACACTTACCAGCTGCGCCATGATAATGGAACTTTTCTGCATCAAATGCAGTAACGCAACTCTGAAAGTAAAGTGCAACAGAAACAAGGATAAAACCACCAATAGAGACCTTAAAAAGGACAGGTGGGAGTTTCTTGAGGAAAGGGATAATTTTTTTCATAATCAGTTTGTTTTAATTGTTTAGAATGTAAATAAATATCATAGGTTTCTTGAGGATTGCGACAAAAGTCGAAGCACATAAAATCGTTACATCCAATTATATCACGATACACACAATGAGAAAAACGAAATACAGCAAGTTCACGTCTATCCACAGAAATTCGTACAGATGAAATCAACAGCGGAAACGAAAGAGCGAAAAGCTACATAGTTATCTCCTAAATGCTCATCGTGGTCTTCATCACGCCAGCGAACTATAAATGTATGCGCACCGTCACGAGGGTTAATGTAATGCTGAATTGTTACAGACATGATTAAAGTGTGACGAGTTGTCTGAAACAGCATGGGTTTACGTTGATTAAACATGAGAAACTTCTTTAAGTTGTAAAAAACAAATATAATCCAGATAATCACGAACAGAGTTAAAAGTAATAGTGTGAACTTTATCACTACCTTTATAAGATAAATGATAAACAAAACAATTAGATGTACATTTTATTACAGTAGTATATTCAACACCACCAAGTACACGAACATCAGTATGAACTTGCTCCATAACATTAAGTATTTTTATTATTACGTTGCAAAAATATAACAAATTAGATAATGGTAGTTATGATAAATAGGCGTTATAAAGCCCTATTTATCATTCTTTTTAAAGGTCGATTGGAATAAAAAAGA